CTTTATTTGGTTTATGGTTATTGGTTATTGGTTTATGGTTCTTGGTTCTTGGTTCTTGGTTAGGTGTAGCTTCGTCTAAGGTTTGTTCACGCTTCGTGCTTTTTTGTCTACGCTTCGTTTCTCTTTCAATAGCAATTCGTTTGTTAATATCTGCGTTTTTGTGATAATTTGAAAGTTCTTCAGAAATTCTGTCTTGCACATAACATCCATCTTTATTAAGTTTAAAAAACCTGTTTAAAACAAATTTAACGGCTTCAACTTCAGCTTCAGTAGATGCCCAAGTCCACTCCAAAGCCTGTTCTAAGGTAGGAAATATTTCACGGTCATAACACGCATCAATAAGTAGCGTATACGAACCGTGTTGAAGCATGGTGAGACGACCTGTTTTTTTGGCATAGTCGCCAAGATTACGTTTGTAATAGTGCATCAAGCCTCCCAATCAGCCCAACCTTGCACCTGAAGTACAAGATAACGCTCTGTTTGGTTAGCTTTTGTTAACCTATTAGCTTCACGCATGGCTTGTTCATGCGTATCCATGTAACAAGTAAATCTAAATGATCTGACATGGCGAGACTGTCGCATAACGACAAATTTGCCATCAAGGTTGGAAAGAGAAATTTCGCCAATAGGTTTGGCTTTTTTAAGAGTTAATGTTGCCATTTAAACCTTACTTCATCAGTTAACTTCACTAAAACACAATCGGCAGGACGGTGAAGAATCGTCTTTTTGGGAGCTACCCTAGCCGTGTTTTAAAAAATTATAACTTAAACCATTCAGGTCGCAATACTTTTAATTGCCAAATTCGCATTTCAGGCAAACTTCTTTTTGTCCAAGAATGGACAACCGCCCTAGATACTCCTAATATTCGGGCTAATTTGCTTTGACTTCCTGCTAGTTCTATTGCTTTTTGAATGTCCATGTTGTAATTGTATCAACAAATGTTGATAAAAAAACAACACATTGAAATATTTATCGGGTTTTTTGTTTATTTTGTCAAATTTCGTAGACAATAAGAAGCATCAGGACAGAAACTGATGTTTTTAATAAAAACTTAAAAAGGAAAAAAAATGAAAATCGGAACACAAACTGCAAGCCTCATCAACAACATTTATGCTCGTAGCACAAATGGTCAACCAAACCCAGAAGTAGGCATGGGCGTAACAATGCTTGGTTGGACTGACCGCTATCCTGGCAGGATTACTGAAGTTTTTACGATTGGCAAATTAACTGCAATAGCGGTTGAAGAAATGAACGCCATCAGAACTGATAACGGCGGTTTTACAGAAGCTCAAAGTTATGAATACTTACCTTACGCCGATGGCGGAAACATCAGCTTTTACCGCCAAGATGCTACTGGTTATTGGACAAGGGTTTACAGAAATCCCGAAACCAATAGATGGGTAAAAGGTACTGGGGGATTAAGAATCGGACAAATGGAGAAATATTACGATTTTACGTTTTAATGATTGGATGGGGTGAAATTCCCCATAAATTAAATTCAAAAGTAAATTAAAAAGGAAATTAAATGAAAGTACCCATCGAAAAATCCCCCCTGTTTTTAAAAGTTGAAACCGCATTATTTGTGGTTGCATATACCTTTGCCATCATTGTTATGGTACTTGATTCATTTGTTTGGAGACCATGAAATGTCAGGATTAATTACACTCAGCAATACACTTGCCGACCGTTTTGGAATGGGTTCAGATGCGAACCTGGTTCAAACACTTAAACAAACCGCATTTAAGGGCGAAGCTACCGAAGCGCAGTTAACCGCCCTTTTAATTGTTGCCAATCAGTATGGTTTGAATCCCTTTACCAAAGAGATTTACGCTTTCCCTGATAAAAACAACGGCATCGTTCCAGTTGTGGGAATTGATGGTTGGTCACGAATCATCAACGAAAACAAAACTTTGGACGGCATCGAGTTTGCGCAGTCTGATGTGATGGTCACGATGGAAGGTGCAAAACCTTGCCCTGAATGGATTGAGTGCATCATAAGTCGCAAGGATAGGGAAAAACCTATTCGAGTTCGTGAATATTTGGACGAAACTTACCGAGCACAATTTACAAGTAAATACGGTTCTACGGTGACTGGTGCTTGGCAAACTCATACCAAAAGAATGTTGCGCCACAAAGCATTGATTCAATGCGCCAGGCTTGCATTTGGTTACGTTGGAATCTTTGACGAAGACGAATATCAACGAATTAAAGAAGCGCAGGACGTTAAGCCACAACCCATTGTGCAAATGAACGATTCGCAAATAGCAGATTGGATTGAAGCGGCTAAAACGTCAGAAAACCTTGATGCGTTGGCTTCAGTTTGGCAAGAGGGCAATAAAGCATTTTTGGACAACAAGACCAATAACAAGGATTTTAAGGATGCGGTCAAAGAACGCAGGGCTTACCTTGAGAAATTGGAAAAAGAAAAAACTATTACAGACGTAGAACCAAAGGAAAACAATGAGTAACTTAATTATTTCCGCAAATGAGCAGGGAACGCCAGAATGGTTTGTAGATCGTTTGGGCAAAGCAACTGGTAGTAACGCATCAGCAGTCATCGCCCAAGGGCGTACAAAAGGTTCTGAAGCGACTACCCGCCGCAATTACCGTTTTCAATTGTCCCTGCAACGCATTACAAAGAAAATTACTGAAGAAACCTTTACCAACAAACACCTTGAGAGGGGCAACGAACTTGAGAAGTTTGCTCGTATGGCTTATGAAATTCAATCTGGCAACATGATTGAAGAAGCGGGTTTTTGTTACCAGGATGGTAAACAGTACGGTTGTTCTGTTGATGGATTTGTGGATAACCGAAAGGGAATCATCGAAATCAAATGCCCAATACCTGCAATTCACTACGAATATATTGAAGAAAATCGAGTGCCGCCAAACTATTACGCACAAGTTATTCACAACATATTGACTACTGGTGCTGAATATTGCGATTTTATTAGTTATAACGAAGATATGCCCGAAAAGCTAAAGTTGTTTGTATTTAGATTTGTGCCAAGTAAAGAGGAATTGGCGGCATACGAAAAGGCGTTAGATCAATTTTTAATTGAAGTAGATTTATTGGAACAACAAATTTTAGAAAAGGCAAAATAATTATGGATTTATTAACCGAAATCAGCACCATCGAAGATGTAGCAATTAACAAAGCAATTCAGATTTTGCAAAATATGAAATGTCAATTTGCAATTATTACTCCAAATGGTAAAAAAATGGGTAATTTGGAAGTTAATGATAGTAAAAAACGACCTTTGAAATATGCTATGGGTACGCTTAAAAACTATTATTTTCCGTATGTTAAGGATATTGGCGTAGGTCAATCTGTATTAATTCCAAATGGTGAATTTGAACCTGAACATTTGCAAAGTTCTTTAAGTGCTTGGTGTTCTACCAATTGGGGCAAAGGAACTTATGCAACCAGGATTATTGATCGGGGTGTTGAAGTAGTTAGATTTTTATAAAAGGTAAAAAATGTCAAAAACAAAAAAGGAATTGGTTGCGGTAATTGAAAAATACACCGATGCAAATGGACAAGAGAAAAACGTATATAGAACTGTTGGACGGCTAATTGAAACCAAATATGGAGACATGGTTAAGATTGACAACATACCAATTGTTAAAGGGGGTTGGGATGGTTGGTGTTATTTAAACGAACCATTTGATAGAACAAAACCAAGAGAAGATCAAAAACCAAAGATTGATCGAAGCGGATTTGATGATATGGAATCTGATAATCCATTTTAATTTATTAACTTTAAAGGAAATTAAATGCAAATTATAGAAATAATTGAAACTCAAGAAAAAATGGTTCTTTGTAAAGATTGCAAACATTTTTTAATGAAATCAGATAGCAATATTGAATTTGGAAGATGCGGCAAAGAAGCATTAACTTCCTTTGTTACTGGTATTGTTGATTACGAAAATCAACCTTATGCAAGTCACGAACGTAAACATGGTGTTTGCGGAAATGGCGGGTTAAATTTTGAGGAAAACAAATGAAAAAATTAATATTATTATTGGTTGTTTTAATGACTGGTTGCGCAAGCCAAATAAAACAAGAAGTGCCTCCGCCAAAAGTTTACCCATTGCTTAATTTTAAGGGCGTAGAAGCGATGGATAACAATGAAGTGGTTCAGCAGTCCAAGCAATGTATTTACGCCAAGATGCACCCAAATATCAATTATTTGAGTGTTCATACTGAGCAAGGCAAAGTATTAGTACCAGTTGGGGTGTATTGTGAACCAATACTTTGATTACGGCGCAATAGCCCTAGCGTTGTTGGCAATGGTTTTTTGGCGGCAATTACTTATGATTGCAGGTGTTGCAGTTGTATATGTCATATTAACCCATCAACCCGCCGCCAAGAACGCAGAACTTAAAGAAGAAATTATCAGTCAAACGGTAATTGAACCAGAAAAGCAAAACCCATTAAGAGAAAAATATCTAAAAGAATGTGAAGGTTGGGGAATTGCTAAAACTGAATGTGAAATCATTTGGTCTAAAGAATGAACAAAATTTTTTTATTATTGGCTCAAGAATCTTTTCCATACTTTTTCTGCATAATGTTTGCATGGATTGTATTAAGGATTCTTAATGAGAAAAAAACAAATAACGAACGATATTGCAAGGAGAGAACGCATGATTACAAAAACAATAGAATGGAAGAATGGAAGCATTGACATAGAATTTAATTTTGAATCTGGATGTGAAGGAAATACAGACGAATGGGGTCAACTTAATGAACCAGATACTCCAGATGAATATCAAATTGAAGCAATTTGGTTTGAAGGTAAAAACGTAATTAATTTATTTGACAATGAAGATTGTGAATTAATTGTTGAAATATTAAAAGAATTAGAGGAAGAATATGATTATTGAGCCGCTTAAACTTCAAGAAGAACATTATTTTAAAATTACAAATGAATTTGGAAAAGAAGTTTTTAGAATTGAACCAGATGGAACTTTATTTTGGGAATTACGAAAAATAGAAACCGATGAAGATTTTAAAAAAACAATGATGGTTTTAGCTAAAACTTTGTGTGAAAACTTATGACTAAAGAAGTATTGAAACAAGTTTTAGAGGCGATAAAAAGAAGCGATAGTTTTTTACACAATTGGCATGAAAACCATTCAGACGATGAAGCTGACCATTATTCAATAGCCAGATTGCTTAATCAAAACGCCATCAAAGCCTTAGAAGAAGCACTAAAGCAGGAGCAGGGTGAGCAGTTAGCAAGACTTGGATGGCAAGAAATTGA